CTGGGTGTGCTCGTCGGGTCCGTCGCGAGGACAGCGGTACAGATCGAGGAGGGCCGTAAGCCCGGAGAGGGTCCGGCGCTCAAACACATCGAGGCATGGGTGAAGCGAAAGGGGATCGTTACCGGCACCGGACCGGGGAAGCGCAAGCGAACGCGAACGGTCAGAGAGCAGGAACGCAAGACCGCATGGCTCATCGCGCAGTCGATTCGCCGGCAGGGCACCAAGCCGCTGCCGTTCATGTTGCCGGCGCTCACCGGTCGGATGGCTGACGTTCAGAGGCTCTTTGTCGACGCGATGAATGCCGCGCTAGGGAAGGTGGCAAGAGCCAAATGAAGACGGTTCGTCTTGAGGTCCCCGAGCAGGACGGATGGGTTGACCTGTACGACCCCGGCGACTGGACGCATCGGAAGTTCCGCGCATGGGTCAAGAAGTCCGAGGAGCTGAAGACGGCGACGGACAGCCCCGCCGCTGAGGAGTGGCTACGTGAGGTCATCAGCGCATGGCACATCGTCGATGGCGACACCGGCGCCGTTCTGACCGATCCGCAGAAGGATGACCTTGCCGCGCTGAAGCTCACGACGACGAAGGCCATCACGGAAAAGGCGGTGGCGCTGATCCGCGACGCTGCGCCGTTTCGCAGTACGTGAGGCGACCACGCTCTACTTGATGGAACTACCGACCGCCGTGCGGATGGGCGAGAGCGTCGTGTTCATGGAACCGGGGCAGCGCGCCGACTTCTATGCCGACCAGGTGGGCGGCCGTCCTGTCTCGTTGCCCCCCGATGAATATGAGCAGTTCGCGATGCGTCGGCTGTTCTGGCGCGAGCTGGGTAAAGACCCGGAGGAGATGACCGAGCGCGAGGTCGCGCAAGCACTCATGTTCATGAACCTCGAGCACGAACACCCGCAGCGGTTCAACCCAAAGAAGGAATCAAAGAATGGCTCTTAGCGCTGAGAGCAAGCTGACCATCAAGGTCGCCGCAGAGGATCTGACCGCCCCTGGATTCCAAGGTGCCGAGTCCAAGATGGGCAAGCTCAAAGGTGCAGCCTCCGGGCTGGTGGGCGTTCTCGCTGGCGCGGGTGCAAGCTCCGTCGTCGGCGCGCTTTCGGATGCCGCGCGAGCCGCGGCGGAGGACGAAGCGTCAACGCTGCGACTCTCCCAGGCGATCGAGAACACCGGTACCTCGTTCGACAGCGTCGCGGGAGCGATCGACGAGCACATTCGCGCGGGGCAGCAGCTCGCATTCTCCGACTCGGACGTGCGCGAGTCCATCGGTCAGCTTGCGACCGCTCTTGGTGATTCCGAGAAGGCGATGCAGCTACAGGCGACCGCGATGGACGTTGCGCGCGGCAAGGGCATCGACCTCGGGGCCGCTACTGACCTCGTGCAGAAGGCGGCGCTGGGTCAGGTGGGCGCGCTCAAGAAAGTCGGCATCGTGCTCGACGAGGGTGCGACCGCGACCGAGGCGCTTGCCGCGCTGCAACAGAAGTTTGGTGGGCAAGCCGAGAAGTACGGCAGCACGACCGAGGCGGCCATCTTCCGCGTCAAGGATTCGATCGGCGAGTGGACGGAATCACTCGGCCAAGCGCTCGGACCGGCGCAGGGAATCGTCGGGGTGCTGCCTGGACTGTCCAGCGGTATGTCCATCGCAGGCGGGGCGATCGGCGGCCTCTCCACCATCATTCGGGGGGCCGCGATTCCCTCACTCATTGCGATGGCTGCGCCGTTCGCGCCGCTGCTGCTTGCCGTCGCCGGGATCGGTGCGGCGGTCGCGCTGCTCGTGGTGGCGTGGAACAACAACTGGGGCGACATTCAAGGCAAAGTCCAAGCGGTGATCGGGTTCGTTACCGGCATCTTTGAGGTGTTCCAGACCGAAGGTCTCGGCGGGCTGCTGCGGCGGATCGTGGAATTCGCGCAGACCGTGCCGGCGATGTTCTTGGAGATGGGCAAGGGCATCGTGAGCGGTCTGCTCGAAGGTCTGGGCGGACTCAAAGATGCGATATGGAATGCGCTTCGCAACGCATTTGAGTCGATCGACTTCCGGGTAGGGCCGTTCCGCATCAGCGGGCGGCACGGCATTTCGATCGACATGCCGAGCATCCCCGGTTTCGCTTCGGGCGGTGTGATGCCGCACACCGGTCTCGCGATGCTCCATGCGGGCGAGCGCGTGTTGACTCCCGAGCAGCAGGCGAGCGGCGGATGGGGCGGCAACGTCAATATCACCGTGAACGCAAACGGGAACATCGGTCTTGATGAAGACGAGCTCGCGCAGAAGATCCTCCAAAGCATCAATCGGTCGGTGAACCTGAGCCGCGGCGGCATGGGGCGACCGTACGCCTGGTACCCGCGCTAGTGGCAATCGTTGTGACCATCGGCGGGACGGACCGGACCTCGTCGGTAGACCTCAAGACGGTGAAGATTCACGACGGGCTCGGGATGCTCCAAGACTCCTGCCAGTTCGATGTTGCGATCGGCACGACGGATGGGTGGAACCCGCAAGCGGGAAACGAGATCGTCGTCTTGAACGGAACGACCAGAGAGTTCGCGGGGATGCTGCTCGAGGTTGACGAGGACTTGGTCGCGCCGTCGCGTCTCCGCTATCGGTTGGGCGCGCGCGACTACAAGCATCTATTCGACCGCCGTTTGGTCGCGGAGGAGTACGCAGAGCAGGCGGCCAACTCGATTGTGTCGTCAATCGTGACGAGCTTCACGACGGGCTTTACCACCATCAACGTCATGGCGGCTCCGACTGTTGCCGCTCAGCGATTCGACTACATCGCTCCGAGTGACGTGCTCGACCACCTGGCGGCGACGGTGGGTTATCTCTGGTACATCGACTACGACCGAGATGTGAATTTCTTTTCGGCCGCGACCCTCGCCGCGCCGATAGCGACCCTCAATGCGGACACGGACACGACCAACTATGGAAATTTGCAGCTTCGGGAGTCCATCGCGCACGTCAAGACCCGCATGTACGTGATGGACTTCAAGCAGAAGTCCACGGCCACGTACACGGTGAACTTTACCGGTGATGGGTCAACGAAACTCTTTCACCTGACCTATGAGCCGTCGGCGCTGGCGGACATGACCGTTACCCGCGCGGCGGCGACCCAGACCCTTCACACGGACATGGTCGATGGTCAGCCCGACAACGCGATCGGTGGAGCGGACGATGTCTATGTGAACTTCGAGGAAGCAACGCTCCGGTGGGATACAGCTCCAGCGGCAGGCAACGCGATCGTGGCAACCTTCAACTACCTCTATCCGGGCTTCACGGTGTTTGATGACCCGGCCGCGCAGACAGAAGTCAGTTCGCGTGAAGGCGGGGACGGCATTCACGAAGCTGCCGTCCGCGACCCCGGCCTCAGCGCGAACGACGGCAGCGAGACCCTTGCGAACTCCAAAGCGGCCGAGGCCATTGCCCGTGCGGGGCTGCCTAGGCTCGAAGGCTCGTTCGTTTCGTTCACGCAAGGCTGGGCACCTGGACAGATGGTCACGGTTGCCTCGACGCAGCGCATGGGTGGAATCAGCGTCACCATGTACGTGACCTCGATCGACAAACGCATTGTCAGCCATCCGTCGGGCGGCTCACCCACGTTTCACTACAACATCCGCATCGCAGATCGGGTCTACACATGAGCGAGGATGTCATTGGCAATGCCGTTGATGTAGACAACCGCGCGGAGCGCGACCGGGCGAGTCGCAACCGACCAATCACCAAATATGTCGCCGCCCAGGACACCGTCACGATCAGCAGCGAGGTCGTCACGACCGACACGCGGACTGGCGCGTACCAGTGGACGAGGCAAAGCTACCGAACCGAGATCACGGGCGATACCCCGCTCGCGTTCTATCGCTTCCAGGAGATGTACCCGGCCGTGACCATGCATGACGAGACGGGGGCATTTCACGGCACGTACACCACTGGCGCGCTGCTGGGCTATGACAGCCCCGGCAACTCCGAGCCGGGGCGCTCCGCGGATTTCTCGGGCACCACGAATGCTGCGGTCTCGACGACCGGCGCGTTCGTGATTGAGGGGACGGCCGCGTACACGCTTGAGGCATGGCTGAAGCCCGCGCAGGTGACCGCGATCCAACTTATCTGCGGTAAGGATTCAACGGCGGCCGGAAACCACGACGGCGCCTACCTGTACCAGAACACGAACGCGCGCATTTCAAGCGACCGGGCCGTGTTTGGTGGCGGCGGGGTTGCCCTGCAGTCGAGCTCCGGTGTGGCTTCGACCGGTGTATGGATATTCGCTGCAGTCACGTATGACGGCACCACTTCAACGGGCGCGGTCCGGCTCTACGTCAACGGCGTGGCTCTGACCAACGGGGCGTCGACGGGGTCGATCCCCGGAACGACGGCGCAGTTCAGCGTCGGCTCGCTGCCGTCGTATGCAAGTTTCAATCAGACCGGCCAAGTGACGGAAGTCGCCACGTACACCCGCGCGCTCTCATCGGACGAAATCCTCTCGCACTACAACGCGATGACCGCGCCGTCCAACCCGACTAACCCGCTCGTCTGGGGCCAAGGCCAATACAAAGGCATGAGGTACCGCACCGAAGTTCTCCGCGACACGCCGACGGCTTACTGGCGCTTCAACGAGTACGCCCCCGCAGCTACGGCGAACGATGCCAGCACCAACCTCGCCAGCTATGCCGCGATCCCAACCTCGAACTCGTCTGACATCAGGCTCGGCACCACCGGCGCGATCGTGGCCGATCCCGATACGTCCATCGCCTTCTCCACAACCCACTCGACCGGGCTGCGCGTCGCGTCGTCGACGCGCCTCGACGAACTCTCGACGGCCTACACGCTCGAGGCGTGGATCTATCCCACCACCACCGGAACGCTGGGCATCGTCGGCAAGACCGTTGCCGAAGCCGTCAACACGCAGTGGCAGTTCGCTCTCGATGGGTCGCCCCAGGTGCTCCGCTTCCGCGTGGTGAGCTCCACTGGTGGACTCACTGATGTCACCACGACGGGTCCGTCCCTCAATGCATGGCATCACATCGCCGCGACCTTCAGTTACCCGACGCTGACTCTCTACATGGATGGGTCCACAGAAGCAACGGCGACGACTACGTTCGCGACGATGGCGAGCGGGACTGGCTCGCTGTTCATCGGGCACATCGGAAGCGGTGCGGCGTATCCATTCAACGGAAGGCTCGATGAGGTCGCGGTGTATCCCTCAGCCCTGAGCACGGCGAGGCTGTACGACCACTACTTGGCCGGGACGGTCAGCTCGTGAAGCGTGTGAAGGCCGACATCGCGGCCAACGTCAGCTCCGGCCCGGACACAGTGCGGCTCTCCATCGCGGGTTTCACGATTGATCTGACGGGCGAAGGTGCCCGTGCGCTGGGCTCCGACCTACTGCGACACGCGGCGTACGCGCTTGGACTGGCGACAGAGGACGTTCCCCTCTCCGTCACGCTCAACCGGGAGGATGGCGTCGTGTCAGAAGGTCTGGGGCGGCCGGACCTCAACTAGATGTTGCAACTAGGCTGGCGGCCCCCAAGGCGGGCATTCCTCGGGGCGTTGCCGCTGGCTCTCGCCGTGCCATTCCTGCGCCCACAGCCAGCCCTAGGCGCGTCCGAGGTCCATATCAGTGACCTCGGCGGCCAACCGGACGGCAGCGACACCACGCCGGCCCTGGCGGCTGCTCTAGCTGCTTCTGGCTCGAACAGCACACCCCGCCGCATTCACTTCGGCACCGGCACCTACTCATTCCTCACCCCGCCCCCGGTCATCGCAAACGGCATGAGCCTCATTGGGGAGGGGCACAGCCACACCATCCTCGAGCGGAACTACTGCGGCAACTTCTTGACTGTGCGGCAGCAGGGCAGCCGCGTTCAGGACCTGACTCTGTTCGCGGGTGCGGGGACTTCTGGGGGATGCGGGTTGCGGATGGTCTCGGACGATACCGACGCCGGCGGCAACCATGTTCTCGACTCGGTCTGGATCACTGGCCCCGGCACATGGACGCTGCCCCTGTACCTCGACGGCAGCGCACGCACAATCGCGCCTCTGGGCATCCGTGATTGCCAGCTGTCGAACGTGATGGTCTTCCGGTCTACGTGGTGGCTCATGCAGTGGTGGAATGCCGTTGGGTGTGTCTGGTACGGGGGCGGGGCGTTCCCCGGTGGAGTGACTAGCGGCTACGGCATCGCCGTCGGCGGTCCGCAATCAACGCTCAATCTCATCGACGCGATCATCGACCCAGCCATTTCGGTGATTTGGAGCGGGGCACTTCGAGCACCGATCCGTTAGCAGTTCAAAACACAAATAGCGCCGACGATCCGCGTGGGGCAGTCGCGTCCCACCTCGGGAGAGTCGAACAAAGGAGAACCTAGCGTGTCATGGCTCGATAACGTGCGTACTGCCCTTGCTCCTCGCGAGCTGCGAGAACTGCGCGCGCTCACGGCGAACGATGCCATCCGCCAAATGCTCAGCCGAAGCGAGACCGCGAGCGGCATCCGTGTGGATCAGGTTACGGCGCTCAAGGCGCCGACCGTCCTGACCTGCGTCAACACTCTTAGCGAGGACTTCGCGCAGATCCCGCTCAAGCTCTACCGACGCACGAGCGATGGCCGCGTGCTCGCGGACAATCACCCGCTCTACAACATCCTGCATGTCGCGGCTAACCCCGAAATGTCGG